CATCAACGGAGCTGGAAGCCCTAGCTTCAAGCTCATCACAGCGGAGAAACTTGTATCGCTTACTAGCATCACTCCAGCCAACGAAGGACAAGAGAATGCTGTTAAAGACGCCATCGCAGCTTTGGCGGGGCGGGACAATGTAGCTAGGTATCGCAATACGAAGATGAGCAAGATTGATGATACTGCTCGCATCATTGGTTTCGAGAACGCAGGTATGACGGATGTGTTCGTCAACCCAGCGAACTTCCCTGTCTTGCCAACCGATCCTCATCTTGAACACGCTGCTGGTCATTTCCAAGACATGATGATGCAGATTCAGACCAACATGGAAGCGATCCAAGCTGGTGCTGCGGATGTCAACGAACTCGCCAAGGTTGTGCGCTCCATCCAGTTCAAGGGTGGTCACATCATGGCCCATGTGGAGTTCATCGCCAAAGACCAGTCCAAGCAAGACTTCCTCAAGCAGTTCATGGAAGGCATGGGACAAGCTGGAAAGATGGGCGACGAGATCAACGCCGTTTACCAAGAAATGCTCCCGTGCTGAGTTGTAGCTTTGCTTGATTGGCTCAAAGTATTGCTTCTGGAAATCGGGATTGCTCGTAAGATCATGGAAGTCCAGCTTGCCGCGAAGGTCTGCGATCTCCTTTGATAAGTTTGACTCCAATTCAGCTTTCTCCTCGTTCGCTTTATTAAGCTGTGCTTGGTAGTGGTTAGCTTCCGTTGTTGTAGAAGAGTTCTGAACCAATGCTTCAAGCTCTGCAATTTTCTGCGTATACTTAGGAACCTCATCCTTCTTGAACTTCTCCAACTCTTCTTTGAGTCGGCGGTTCTCCTCGATCTGCTTTTGACACGACAAACAAATCCTTCTTCATCGGAACTGCTAGTGGAGTTCTTGCAATTGGCGGTGAGCATCTGTTCGCCCTCAAGAGCTATGTTGATAGCGCAATTGACACAGAAGAGACTGTTCGCATTGCTGCTGATGATGCAATCATTAGCGATCTGAATGCTGAAATCGCTCGCGCAACCGCCGCTGAAGGCGATCTCGCTTCCGACATCTCTGCCGAAGAGTCCGCTCGTATCTCCGCAGTTAGCGCAGAAGCAACCGCTCGCGCCAATGCTGACACGGCACTCGACGGCAAAATCACGACCGAGAAAAACCGCGTTGACGCGATCCTTGATGCCGCTGACGCCGACAAAGACACCTTCGCTGAGATCGTTGCTCTTATCAATTCTGTTGATACGACTAACGACAGCGCATTCGCTGGCTATGTCCTCTCCAATGACGCCGCTCTGGCTTCTGAAGTCACCAACCGCACCAACGCAGACACCGCTCTCGGTGGCCGCATTGACACGGTTGAGACTGCCGCGACCGCTCTTGCGAGCCGTGTTACCACAGCCGAAAGCGACATCGTTTCGCTCGGTAGCGATATCACCGCTGAAGAGACCGCTCGTATTGCTGCCGTGTCCGCCGAGGCTTCCAGCCGCGCAAGTGCTGACACGACCCTTCAATCGAACATCGACGCCGAGGCAACTGCTCGTTCGACTGCTGACACTTCCCTCAGCAATCGTATCGACTCCCTCGAAACCGTTGGCGTCTCTGCTCGCTTGACTGACCTTGAAGCTGATGTTGCGGATCACGAGACCCGCATCGCTGCTCTTGAGTCTGTCATTGATGGCGGAACTTACTAAAAAAAACAAATCCCCGGCGGGGCGGTCTATACCGCCTCGCCAAGCGGGGGAATAAAACCGCTAAATAAATCAGCCCTATGCCGCAAATTATTCCGAAGAAATCGACTGTTGCTGCAAAGCAACCTACGACATCTGATCTCGCCCTCGGAGAGATCGCTATAAATCACGCAGACGCAAAACTTTTCGCACGACACCCAGTTTCTGGAGCAGTCCAAGAAATCGGTGCAGGTGGAGGCTCTAATACCTACCTCGCCTCCAAAACCCTCGCCCGCTTCACCCCCCGCGAGAACCAGCCCCCCGCCACCGCCTTTGCGACCTTGGACACGCGAAACTCCATCGCCGTCCTCGATTTCGACGCCGCCTCTGACGAATCCGCGATCTTCAGCGGCGTCATCCCCGACTACGCCGACCTTTCATCCGGCCTCAAAATCCGCCTCGCGTGGATGGCCACCACCGCCACCTCCGGCAATGTCCGCTGGGGCGTTCAGCTCATGCGTTGCAACACCGACCTCGACGCAGACAGCTTCGACACCGCCACGCTCGTTACCTCTGCCGCAAACGGCACTTCTGGCATCGTCACCGTGGCCGAGATCACTGCCACCGCCATCGATTCCCTCGCCGTTGGCGACACATTCCGCATCAAAGTCTACCGAGATGCCGACGATGCGGCCAACGACACAATGTCTGGAGACGCCGAACTCATCGCCGTCGAGGTGCAACAGGTCGCTTAATTATGGCTTATGAATTTACATCGGCGAGCCAGCAGTATTTAACAACACCAGACACGGCATCGTTGGATATTACAGGGGCGTTAACGCTTTGTGCATGGGTTAAAAGCAGCGGCAGTTACGGAACGGCGGCGCGGGGAGTTCTTACAAAATATGAAACGGCGACAAATCAACGATCTTATGGTCTTGCATTAAATTCAAGCGGACAAATGTTTTGTATTGTGACAAGCAACGGCTCCTCCGCAATCAATGTAACTGGCACAACAGCAATCGGAACAAACTGGAGACATTTGGCATTCGTGTATACACCTTCAATAAGACTTGAGGCGTATCTTGATGGCACAAGTAACGCAGCTAATACTTCAGGAATATTTCCTGCAATTTATTCAGGCACGGCCCCGTTGTCCGTAGGTATGATTAGCTTTGCTTCCGTAAACAACTGTTGGGATGGTCAAATAGCAGAAGCAGCAGTCTACAACGCCGCGCTCTCTGCCGCTGAAATTGCCTCCCTTGCGAAAGGCATGACCTGCGACAAAATCCGCCCGCAGTCGCTCGTATTCTACGCCCCCCTTGTCCGCAACCTCATCGACCAAAAAGGCGGACGAACCATCACAAACAACAACGGCGCAACAGTCGCCAACCATCCCCGCGTTTATGCTTAACCATTACAACCTCACCACCAACGAACTCGTCGCAATCGCGCCCGAAACCCTCGCCGCATGGGCTGCAAACGGAAACCCCAAAGCCGCCGACTACGCCCCGCTGCCACCCAAGCCCAGCGAAGACGCCATATGGGGCAACGGCGAGTGGATCACGCCTGCCGCCCCTATCTACACCGCAGAGGAGTGGACTGATTCGCAAGGCTACGGGGGCAACCGCAGCACAACACTCCTCTACCAAAAACTCCGCCTCGACGCCGCCGCGAAATCCTCCCCCAAGCTCAACGCCGTGCAGGCATGGCTCGACTCGATGATCGCCAGCGGCCTAGCCCACGCCGCCAGCAACTGGCCCGCCGCCCCGCACACATTCGAGGAAACGCTCACCGAAACGCTGATGATTTTATCATAATGGACACCCGCGAATGTTTCTTGAATAAAACGATTGACGATCGACTATACAGCATTCTAACAGTAGTGTCTGAAAATAGAGGATACGAACCGCCATCAAGGGAATGTTTCGTCAATCTCACATTGGACTATCAACTCTATAAGATACTAGAAGCATTAACGATTTAAATTATGGATACTAAAGCGTGTTTTACAGAAAAAACCCTTGATGGGCAGCTATATGAAATCTACCTAGCAGCGCAGTCTGGAGGGGGCGGGGGCGGGGGCGGTAACGCAATATATTATTTTAACCGATCAAATCCATCAAGTATTTCTGGATACTATGAGATGAGTCGCAATTTAGTAATTGGAGCAGGAACCACACTTACAGCCTCTGGTGCAGGAACACAATTGGTTGGATCATTTGCAACAGCTTTAAGTGATCCAAATATTACAACAATTCCATCAGGTAATTGGAATTTTGAAAATTATATTTCTATGAGTTCCAATGGTGGAACACCTAAAATCTATGGTGAAATTTATGTTCGTAATCTTGCTGGAACCGAAACACTAATTGGAACAAATATTTCTAATCCTTATCCAATCACGGAAGGAACATTAAATGAATTGTATTTGTGGAGCATACCAGTTCCTACAACAATTATTTTAGCTACAGATCGAATTGTAGTTAAATTTTACGCACTTGATCTTACTGGCAGAGTAATGACAATGCACTTTGAAGATGCAAATGTTGCTCAAGTTACTACCTCACTTTCATCAGCGGCAATATTCACTCCTGTTTATCAATCTACATATTACAAGAGTGCGGCTCAAAATCTCATTAACGGCTCTACAGATATTACATTTGATGTTAATGCGACATGGAACAACGGAGGCGGTTACATTACGCACACATTAGGTTCCACCGATTTCACAGTAGTTCAAGCAGGGCTTTATCAGTTAGAATGGAATGCCTCCGTAGCCGCAAATGGAGCTACATGGAATACCGCAAACAACAAAGTAATTTCGATTGATATTACTCGTTCACCTATTGCAGAACAAATTGTAATAGGTCAAACTGCGGTAATGGCTACAACTCAAAATTACACGCAAAGTTTGTGTGCTACGGTGAAACTTGAAATTGGAGATGTAATAAATCTTCGCATTCAAGGAAACTACGCAACGGCAACTCCAACCGCTCAAGGGGTTCAAAATACATACGATTTGAACACATGGTTCTCTTGGAGATTTATTGCATAAATTACAGCTTAAAACAAAAAAACAATGAACCCTGATACAGGCATGACATCACATGGAACTGGAATTGCTGGCACAGTATTTAGCGTGTTCGCTGTAATGATTTCAATGTTACCAGAACTAGATATATGGCTCCGAATTTTAGCATCCTTGAGCGCGATTATCGCCGCTTGGGTATCAATATTTTTGATGCTTTCAAAATTGAAGCGTAAAGAAGACAAATGAAATTATCGTTAACGATAATCTCGGTTATACTACTTTCCTCCTGCGTAAATATACCGATACCTCCAATTGGAAAGGATCAAGGAAAACTTGGTTCAATCCAACTCAAATTGGCGGTGTCGTATATTCCTCGCATCAACCTAGAAAACAAAACAAAAACAGAGAAAGAAGACCCAAGTGTAAAATATGCATTTGAGCAATTCTCTAAAACCATAAAAGACAAATGAAAATCGTAAACATCGTATTGGAACGCCTTTCCGAGAATTCGACATGGCGTGGAATCATCCTAGTAGCGACTGCTCTTGGAGTTAAACTTGACCCAGAGCTTCAGAACCAAATCCTAGCCGCTGGCTTGGGATTGGTCGGCGTCATCAATGTCCTCCGTAAAGGCAAGTGACTAGGGCCGAGATAGAGAGTATGCAAGCCCGTATTGGCGTGAAGCCAGACGGGTGGTGGGGGCCAAAGAGTATGGCTGCTTTAAAGAAGCACCTTGCTATCATGTCTCCAAATCCTCCTATCTCACCAAAGCCTAGCACGAAAGCCTGCACAGAGTTCTTCGGCGAGCCGGGTAAAGTTCCTATCGTCCGAATCAATGCTCCATATAAAATGTATCTGTATGACGGGCCAGAGGTGATCAGCGGGATTCCTATCCACGCCAAGTGCGCTGAAAGCCTTATTGAAATCTTTGAAGACTTGCTAGACATTTATATAACTCCAGACTCAAGGAGCGCGGCTGGTATCGACAAGTTCTTCGGAAGCTATGTGAATCGACCACAGCGCGGAGGCTCAGAGCCAAGCAAACACGCATGGGCAGCAGCAATAGACCTAGACGCTAACCACAATGGCCTGCACACAGTATGGCCTACAAGATCGCGGATGCCACTACAGGTGATCGAGGTCTTCGCACAGCATGGGTGGATAAACCTTGGCGCGGTAATTTTTCGGGACGGAATGCATTTTCAATTTAGCCAATAAAAACATTTGACTTAAACCCTAACTATCGTTAACGATAAAATTATGTCCTGCTGCAACTCTAATTGTAACCACGATCCATGCGGTTCATCTTTCAATCAATCAGTCACAAAGGCTGGTCAGTATGCCCAATACGCCCAGACGCAGGCTAACAAGGCTGAAGACCTTTGGCTTGAGTTTAACGCGCTCTACCTCGGAGCATTCGCATCTGCACCTACTGTAGATAACGAAGGGAACCCTCTTCAGACTGGAGCGTTGTATTTCAATAGCGTTACAACAGACCTATGGGTGTGGGACGGGACTACATGGATACCAGATGCGTTCAACGAGTTTACGCCATTCTTGGCAACTGGAACGACAACACAGCGCAATCTTGTCACAAGATTTGCTGATATGCCGAGTATATTTGATTTCGGCGCAGTTGGTAATGGAGTTGCTGACGATCTTCCAGCGTTTACAGCAGCAAATAATAGCGGTAAACTTATTTTTATTCCTAAGCCGCCTGTTGCATACAATGTATCTGCACCGATCAAAATGGATAAGTGTGCTGTTCTTCTTGATCCATCTGCTACATGGCAACAACTTACAGATTCTGGTAATATAAATTATTTGCGTGGAAAACAAGTAGATAATCCCGGCCCTCCCGTAGCAGAGTCAGCAAATGTCTGGAGATTTAGCGACATGGTATATATTGGAGATGCCGCTAAAACATTGACTGGAGCAAGTGGAAATGCAGGAAATAGTTGGATGGCAGACCCATCTTTAATATCTGGATATTTAGGAGTCAATGGAAAACTTGTTGTATCAACTGGCCCAAGTCAATCTATTTATTGTGATAAACCTTACGGAATAATTTCTGGTGTAAGAAGTTCTGATACTTGCCAATCCGCAATCGGAATTGGCTCAGTAGCATTAAATAACACAACTGGAGCTAATCAGCCTACATGGGGTGGAATATTTGAAGTTAGATCATCAAATCCAAATACAACATCTTGGGGGCTTGAAATAAATGTTGGAACATCTACAACTCCAACTGTTACTGGAAGATTAACTCCTAATGGCCCAGTTCCGAGCGGAATGACGCTTGGAATTCAATTAGGTGGTGGCGGCGATCCTGTTCTTGGGCCAGCAATAACAGGGCCATCAACAGCAGGACTTATATTTACAGCATTTAAACCAGAAGAAGGATGGTTAACTGGAATATGTTTTAGAATATGGTCAATACATGGAACAGATACTCTTCCAGAACCAGAAGCAATTGCATTTTGTGCAAGACATTCACTTCGTTGGTATGAAACAACAACAAATACTGTAACGGGAACAATTCAATGTTCAAATTCCACAGCAGGAACAAAAACAAAAATAGGACTTGGTTCAAATTTAATTTCATATACGAATAATGCTAACGAATCATTTTTCTTAGCAGCTTCGCAATCTCCAAATTCTGTAAATAGAGTTCAAGTAACTGGAACTGATGCTGGAACTAACCCACAAATAACAGTTGATGGAGATGATGTAAATTTAGATATGTTATTGATTCCAAAAGGAACAGGCAGAGTAAGATATGGAACTCATGTCGCAAATGCAGACGCTCCAATTTCTGGATATATTGAAATTAAAGACATAAATGGAAACCTTCGTAAACTTGCAGTAATTTCTTAATATGAACTGGAAAATCACACAAATCAAAACCTTGGATAATCCAGAAGTAGGAACAATTGTAAACGCATCGTTTTCTATTTCAGATGGAACATCAACAATCGAAAGCGATACAAACTTGCTTCAAGCAGATTCTGAATCATTTGTTAACTTGGAAAACACAACGGAGGAGCAAGTCGTTCAGTGGGTCAAAGATTCATTGGATCATAATATTACTGACGAGTCGTTCAGCCAAGTAAAACAATATGAGCTTATTGTTGAGCGAAAAACAAAAGAAACACAACCGCAAGTAACTCCGCTTCCTTGGGCATGAAAATTGAATTCAACGAACAACAATTACAGGTATTGAACGCAGCATTAGTAGAGATTCCATATCGTGTTGCAGCACCATTGATTGCTCACATCAATCAGCAAATCCAAGAGCAACTTAACTTGGAGTCTCCAACACGAACAGGCAACGCATATCCAAAAGAAAAATACGAGCCATGAGCAACTGCACACCCTGCACACCAGCCAACGACGAGCTTCCGATCTTCTGCGATCCGTTCCCAGCTACGGATACAGCCAAGCGACTGCTTGTAGAAGATGAAGCGTTCTGCCAAAAGGCGTTGACTAGCCCAACTGCTAAGTCTTGGCTTATCTGGGACAACACATACGGCAAGCTAGAATGGGAACCGTATGCCATCACATTCGTCAACAAGGCGGGTGACACAATGACTGGGCCGCTGATTCTTTCTGGCGATCCGACTACCGCTCTCGGTGCAGCTACCAAGCAATATGTAGATGCAGCATCATCGTCGTTATCTTTATCGAAAGTCAGCAAGTCAGGTGACACGATGACTGGGCTATTGGTTCTGTCCGCCGATCCTTCTGCTGCACTTGGAGCAGCCACTAAACAATACGCTGATCTGAAAGTAGCCAAAGCTGGCGATACAATGACTGGCGCATTGGTTGTTAATAGCACGATCTCTAGCAACAGCACGATCCTAGCTAATGGAAACTCCTCTAAGATCGGATACAATACTGGAGCAGGAGGGTCTATTACACAAGGTGCAGGGTCAAAAGCAAACTCTGTCACGCTGAACCGCCCGACTGGAATTATCGTTACCGATAACGCTGCGCTGAACGCCAATACTGCTGTCACATTCAACTTGAGCAATTCGGTTATCGAGGCAACTGACATCGTGGTAGTCAGCCATATTTCTGGTGGAACACTTGGCTCCTACAATTTCGCCGTAGCCCCCGCTGCTGGTAATGCGAATATCACAATCCGAAACATCACCGCTGGCAATTTGTCTGAGGCATTGACATTGCGGTTCATTGTCCTTAAAAGCGTTAATGCCTAATGCCAACAGAGGGATCAGTATTCGATGGATTCACAAGTATCGTAGCGCAAGACGCTGATACTCATCCATCGTATCTTCCAGAGTTCTATGTAGCCGAGTCGGTAAACCGCACCTTTCGCGGAGGAATTAACCAGACTAGGCCAAGTATTCGGAATCTCCGAATAGTTGCAGGCGAAGGACAGCCAGAGACTATCGTTAACGATATTGAGACGGGAAACTTCCAAGGGGCATATCCCTACCGCAAGGTCAATGAAGCTGCATTGGGAGACGGGCTAATCATCTCTGTTGCTGGGAAAATCTACTTCCTGCATATCATCAATAACTACGCAACGGCATATATCCTGCCGGGGCTGACAGATTGGAACGATGCCAGCTTGATGAACACATGGTTCGTCCAAGCTGAGGATCGGGTGTATATCCAGAACGGCTACCAATACGCCATTGCATGGGGAGGCGTTGTTGGGGCGGTTTCTGCCACACTAATCACAGCTAATACCTACTGCGAGATCGTTACAGTAGGAACAACGGATTACACCTTAATCGGTGCGCCATCCAATACAGTTGGTATAAAGTTCACAGCAACTGGGGTAGCAACTGGAAGCGGGACTGTATCTATGCCTGCTTATCGTCTATTCCCCGGCAAGGGGCAGATGCCGATTGGGACGATCATGGAGTATGCCTTCGGGCGAGTATTCGTATCGGACAAATACAATCAAATCTACGCATCCGACATTATCTTCGGAGCAGGTTTCACGGATACTACCAATACCCAAAACTTCACAGAGATTACCTACTGGGCAGAGGGTGGAGCTTTCTCAACTCCAGCGATGATGGGTGAGATTACCGCAATGAAGGTCATGCCATATATCGGCGGAAACCTGCGCGGCCAAGGTGAACTCGTAGTCCTTACATCTAATGGAGCTTTCTCAATGGATGTTAGTATCCCTAGAGCATTGTGGAATACATCGAACATTCAGCGCATCTCCCTGCTTGGTCGAGGATGCACAAGCCCCAATGTAGCTCTAGTAAACTCTGAGCTATGGTTCCGCTCCCATGATGGTTGGGCGTTCTATTCTAATAGCCAATCTGAATTTGGAAGATTCTTCTCATTGCGAAAGCTCTCCCGCGAAGTGAACAAGTGGGTTGATCTTGATACGAAATGGTTGAGGCAGTTTGCTTCGACTATGTATGTGAACAACTACTTAATCAGCACAGTTGCGCCACAGACAAAAAAGAACCAAGCCAAAGGACTGCACAGATATAATAGGGGAATGGTTGTTCTCGACTTGGATCAAACCGCTAGTCCCTCGCCAGACGCTGACCTTACCTTCCGTTGGAACGGACTCTGGACTGGATTTCGCCCGATTCAATTACTGACTGCTATCGTTGATGGGCAAAAGCGCGGCTTCGGATTCAGCTTTGATACTGATGAGCGTAACAGACTATACGAGATTACGAATGAAAGATCAGAAGACTACGGGCCTCAAGGAACGAGTCAGATCAAGAGCTTCGTTACTACTGGACGATACGACTTCAACAAAAGCGGACTGACCAATAAGTTCATCAGAAAGAAGATTACTGGTGGAGAAATGTGGATGAGTAACATCCCCGGCGAGGTGAATAGCCAAGTGGATTTTAGGTCTGATAGCAACCCATGTTGGTCTGAACTGAAGGTTCCAACTACATTCGGATGTCCCCCATGCACACCAACATTGATTGACGATTGCACCCCACGAAGGGGCGGGAATCAATACAAGCGATACAAGTTCACAACGCCAGACCCATCGGAGTGCAATGATATAACAGGAATCCCAGCGGTGGAAGGTAGTGAGTTTCAACTGAAAATCAGCTTGACGGGAGTAGCTACCGTGGATAGGGTTCGGATCATGGCAAACATCAAGAACAACGAAGACTCGCCTATTGGTGATTGCCCAGAAGACCAACAAGAGTGCGCCGAGATTTGTTGTCCCGAAAGATATTGGGACTACAGTATTTATGGATAATCAAGATTCAAATCCTCAAATTATTATTCCGAATGTCCCAGATGACTTCTGTCCATCTGGAGACTGGCGCAATATCTTCCAGACTTTTATCGACACAGTTCTGATTAATGGAACTGTCAACATTCCTGACTTGAGCGACATTAGCCCAGAAGCTATCACTCAACTTCAGACGGATGTAACCAATCTACAGACTGAAGTTAACGAGATTCAAGCTGACATCGTTACGATTGAGGCTAACATTACTGCGTTACAATCTCGCCCGATCATTACGGTTCGGACTGGTGTGATTGATACAATTACGCCAACTATCAATGTCGATTTAACAGCGCAACCACTACCTAGCGCAACCTATGGTGTAGCAATTACTCCAATAGGAACTGCCACTTCAGTAGCGGCTGGTAAATATATTTTGCAGACCGGGCAAACATCAACAGGCTTCACCATTCTCGTTAACGACAATCCGGCAACCGTTACCGAGTTACAATGGACAGCCACACACACAAACTAAACTAATAATATGACACCTCTTAAAGGAACAGACCCACGCCTCGTTAGCGGAGGCTCAAGCACCCGTGGAACCATCCGTGAAGGCATGGGAAATATGCCTAACCTCGGAGCTAAGAAGCCAACCCCCTTCTCTAGCAAACCACTTCCAACTGTTGGCAAAATGGTCAATCAGTTCGGTGGCCCTCAGTAATTATCGTTAACGATAAACCCTATGGCCGATACCCTCGATGAGATGGTTGAGGTGGTGAAGGGCTTTGTTGGTGATTCTGGCGTTTGCTCGTCGGAAAGGGCCATCAAAGCTATTAACCAAGCTCGCAGACTTTTGTGGAACAAAAGGGAATGGAATAACACAGCAGAGTATTTCTGCGTTAAGTGTGCTGATTCCTGCTTCACGCTGCCTAATCGCTACGAGCAAATCCGTCTTGCTTGGATCAACGGAGAATCGGCCAGTCTCGCGGATGAGTGGTTCAATGCTACTCAATGGAAGAACCTCTACAATAGCGGTAACTCCTGCCATCGGTTAATTACTGAGGCTGGTGGATACCATGTATTGTTCCGCGACTATACCGCCCGTCCATATCAGATCGCCGTGATGGCAGAGAAGATGGAGGACGCAGGCGTGAAGCTATTGTTTGAGGCGCAGAACGAATACCAATCGTATCAGAATGTCGAGGTGACAGCAGAGAACGGCCCAAGCATCGGCAAGTCAACTCAGTTAGTCACGGCAATCCGCAAGGTCAGCAAACCAAAAACATACGGACGAATCCGAGTGTATGCTTATGACCCTGTGCTGGACATTCAGTTCTTGATTGCCATCTACCAGCCAACGGATGTGAACCCTGTATTCCGTAGGTTCCAGATTCCAAGGAATGTGGAGTGCATGACGATCTATGCCAGCAAGCGATTCTACGATGTGACCGACCCGTTGCAGTTGGTAGAGTTCTCGCCAGATGCAATGATCTATGCGGTGCTGGCTCTCAACTCTAGGGAGAACAGAAAGCCACAAGAGTTCTTGGCTAACTTGGGATTGGCAGTTCAAGAAGAAGAAAAGGTGATGGAGGGCGAAGAGATTCCAACTGCTGCACCACTTCGCATTGCAAACTTCCAGCGGCCCGAAAATTTAATTGGAAATTATCTTGGCTCACCGAGTTCGGATGACTACTTCTATCACCCATGACGCTTACTATCCAAGAGAAGATTGATGCACAAAGCGTCCAAGGTTACAAAGACCCAGAGGACTTCTTGAATCAATGTGAAGTGGCGATGCTGGACTTCCCGCAACGGGAATGTCCATTGATCCACAGGTTCACGCCGGGGATGTATATCAGAGAAATCTTGATGCCGAAAGATACTCTTCTAACTACATTGATGCATCTAACTACTCACCCATTCTTTGTGATGAAGGGTGATGTTTCTGTGTGGTATCACGATGTCCCTACTCAACGATACAAGGCTCCCTATACTGGAATCACGGAAGCAGGAACAAGACGGATGCTTTTCGCGCATGAGGATACTATTTGGGCTACTTGTCATGTGACGGATCTGACTGACCCAGATGAAATCGTTGAGTCGGTAACTTGCAGGGACTACAATCCATTGGTTGACATTGACAATCCACGGATACAAACTTGGAGACACAATAAAAAGATTTTGAAGGAGATTGAATTATGAGTATGGCTGCTGTTGCAATTGGAACTACTGCTGTTGCTCTTGCGGGAACTGCGGTTTCGGCAGGAATGCAGATGTCTGCTGCCGACAAAGCTGCTAAAGCCCAAGGAGCGGCTGGAAAGAAAGCAGCGCAAGCTGATCAAGCGGCAATGGAAGCAAGGGATAGAGCCATTAAGAAATTAGGTAAAGGCCAAAAGCTATTAGAAAAAGACCTAAAGGCAATCAAAGCTCCAGTCATGGACATTGGGGCTGATATTAGAGAAGCTGAACGGATTACTGGATATAATCTTTCTCAGCTAGAACGGATTTACCCCGGCGCGGCAAACCAAAGGCAACTCGCTTCATTGGCTATCAATGACATGATCCAAGGGAAACTTCCTCAATCTGTCATTGGTGAGACGATGCGTGAGGCGGCACAGCGTGGAGGCGCAGGATTTAATATCGCTACCGCTGGTAAAGGTGCTATCGCCCAAGCTCCACAATATGATTACGCAAGGGCCATTGGGGCCAGTAGCTATGGAGTAATGCAACAAGGTCTTGATCAGTCTGCAAAATGGCAAGCAGTAGCAGGACAATTTATTCAAGGAGTCCCTCAGATTAGCGGACTGCGCTACCAATACGGAATGGGTGCAGCGAATGTAGGACTGCAAAAGATTGATACCCGCAGGCAGATGCTTTCTGATCTTTATGGCGCACAAATCGGAGGCTCTGAGGCTCAACAGCAAATGGGACAAAGGCAATACGCTAGACAGCAAGATGGAATCTCTGCAAATCTAGCCGCTCAACAAGCTACCGCGCAAGGCATTGGTGATACTACCGCAGCAATCGGACAACTTGGAATGTCTGAATACAGAGCCTATGGACAATACGCTGCCGCTCAAGGGGCAGGAGGAGGTGTAGTTACTGGATACAAAGGACAACAATATGCACCTCAAACTTCAGCTACTGGCGGTCAATACTACGCTCCAATTGGGTCGAAAATTTACGGATAAAACTTTATGAGCATCGCTGAACAAATAATGCTAGGGACGCAGCAGCAGTCTAAGAACTGGTCTGTCTTGTCAGAGAATCTTGGTCGCCTCGGACAGCAGGTTGGTCAGCAACTAGCCATGCGCGAGTATCAGAAGCAAGCTGCAACTGAATTGCCAGTCATCCAGCAACAGATGCAGGCTGCTCTGAGGGATGCAGGAGAAGGAAGATCAGCTGATGCATATTCCAAATTGGTTCCATTGATCAGCAATCCTCAATACAATCAGAATCCATTACTTTTGCCTGCGCTTAAATATGGAGCAGATTTGACTCAAAAGACAGCAGAGGATGCGCGATTAAGATTTTCATATGGATTAAGGCAAGGCGCAGCTGGAGGATTGCCAGCAGTAGATGCAAGCGCATATGGGTTCGGTGGAACTGGAGATGTTCTCGGAGAGGGTGGGCAACCAGAAGGAATGCCAGAAGGGGAACTGCTTCCAGAACAACAACCACTTCAAGGAACTCCAGAACAAAGAGCGCAACAAGCGGCGGCGCAAAAAGAGATGCTAGACCAAGAAGCCGCAGCAAATCTTCCTCAACAAGAAGCCCAACCTCAGGCAACTCCAGCGCAGATTGCAGGTCGAAAGAATTTTCAAGATGTAACTAGCCTTCCTGTAAATGAACAAAGGAATGCTGCAATGTCGTATGGAGTTGCTGAAGTAAATCCAGAACAATACGAAGTAGTAAAAATTGCTGGACTCGAAAAATACCTGCCAGAATTTGAGGGTTTTGCTGTTCCAAAAGAATCATGGAAAGAAACTGGAGCATCGCTTTCTGGAACTGGGCTTCTTAGTCGCCAATCAAAATTGACTGCTCCAGAAGCTAGAGAGAATTTCTTAAATCCAGAAAAAGGAACACAGAAAAATGTTAAATCTGCAATTGAAACAATGAAGGACAAAACAATGACTTCATTGTTCAATGATTACGGACAAGATATTTACGCTTTAAGGGCGGCTACTGACTCCAAAGCTGATCCTAGAAATCAAAATCCTATTTTCACAGTAACAACAAAAGATGGGAAAGATAAAAGGATTACTCAGGATCAATACCTAGCAATCCAAACTATCGCTGGAATTGTTCCAGCTACCTCAGAAGATGCTGGCGGAACTCCAGCGATATTCAGACCTAAGAAAAAAACACCGAAAGAACTGGTTGCAATGGCAAAACAAGAACTTGGTGCTAACGCAACACAAGAACAAGTCGTAAAAAGAGCGAGAGAGCTTGCAAACCAATAGGATTAACTGCATAAATATCCTATGGACGAATTTGACTTGGCGTTTGAAGAACTTCAAAAAGAAGACCCATTTGAAAAAGCATTTGTAGAACTACAAGAAGAAGGGATTTCCCCAGTTGCTCGTAAAGAGCAGCGCATGGTAAGTGAACTTCGCCAAGTTCCTCAAGCTATCAATCGCGGTGAAGGTCTTCCAATAGGTGGAGAGCCGATGGTTGGTGGCCCAGATATTCTGGCATTGGAGCCGGGGCAAACAAAGACCTTCATGGAAGATGAAGAAGGTCAACCAGTCGAAGTAAGAAGGGCGCAAGCTATTGGTCTTACTGGCAAAGTTATTCCAGAACCCATCAGCCCAGATGGGATGAGCTACGAGCAGAGGGCTGAACTCATAAAGCAGAAAGAAGGAGAAACTAAATCTGCTAGGTTGATGTCACCAATTTCTGGTGCTGTATATCAAGAGCCTGCCGCTGCTATAGAGCTTAACGATCTTCGTAAGAAGCAAGTTGAGCATGATGGCAGATACAAAAATTGGCTATCTCAAATGATTGGTGGAGGAGAGGGTGTGACTCCATCTGGAGAGAAAGTTCAAACACAAAAGAGAACAGGAGCCGCAATTAAAGCGGTAGGTGATTTCCGCCAGCAGATCGATGACATTATCGTTAACGATAACTTCCTTGAGTATGCCGCGACAA